CGGCCAACAAGGAGAAGTGTGATTGCAAAGCTCACAAGAAGCTGCGTACTGCAGTCAAGGGTATCAACTTCGGTCTTGCCTACGGCATGGGCCCTCACAAGTTGAGCGACACCCTCGACATTCCTATCCAAGAGGCCGAGGAACTTATCGGTAAGTACTTTGCCGTGTTCCCTTCTATCAAGCAATTCCTTGACAAGAACGGTAACTTCGGTAAGAAGAACGGTTACATCCGGACAATGGCTCCGTACAACCGTATCCGCCGCTTCCCCCTGTGGGCAGGCAAGGCGACAGAACCCCGCGACATGGGTGCTATCGACCGTATGTCCCGCAACACTCCTATTCAGGGTGCTGCTGGTGACATGACGAAAGAGGCAATGGTTCGCATTCGACAAATCATCCATGACAAGTCTGACGAGATTCAGATGGTTATGGTTGTACACGACCAGATTGACTTTGTTGTCCGTGACGACAAGGTCGCGTACTGGTCTCCAATTATTACGCGAGAGATGGAGAAGGCTGGCAAGTCCATTGTTACAAATGGCCTGCTTAAGTCTGACACTACTACTTGCAAAGTATGGGAAAAGTAATGGCATCAGCCTCACGTCGCGCACGTCGCGCTAAAAACAGAACTATGATTAACCTTGATTCCGTATTGGCCAAGCTCAACGAAGCTGCCACAGAGCTCGACTCTATTACTCAGCAGATTGCTGGTAACCCTGACTCCGAGCGTGCAGTTGTTGCCCGCCTTACCCAAGGTGTGGTGTTGGCAGGTACTGCTGTCGAGATTCTCGGTGGACTCCACAACGCGTTGAAGTTTGTCGAGGAGAACAAGACCGACGATACCACTGAAGAGTGATTATTGCATACGAGATGCAAGGTATCAACGACATACGGCCATTCATGCTGACTTGGCAGTACGGAGAGAACAACTTCTACAATCTTGATATTGAGAAGAACATCTCCCGTGCTGACCTTGAGGCCGGATGGAACGTAAACGGTAAGAACGGCGAGAACTTCCACATTACTCTTACACCTAAGATGGTGGAGGTTGAGTCTCTTACCGAAGAAGACAACGGAGAGCACCGCTTCTGGGGACTTACTATCATTGATGTTGCAGGCGACAAGCCTAAAGTAATCGGTGAGGGTACAGTCTCATGGGGCGAGTTCTTCGTAACAGACGGTCTCCACGAAGACGATTTTGTTCAGTCAGATGTCGGACTCAACGGATAACGTGTACGAATTTACGTTCACACTTACCCGCGAGTTTGAGCAGACTGTTACGGTTGTCGGCAAAGACAGAGAGAAGGCACTGCAGTACGCCACTGGCATATTGCAAGCGGAGCAACGAGGAGAGCCGGACGTTAACATTGAGTTGACCAGCGAGTCAGCCAAACCAACAGTTAAAGATTATGCCGTTAACACAAAGAGACCGGTGGGAGATGGAGGAACGCGAGTTTATCCTTACCGCAACGGTTACTAAAGTCTACGAGGTAGAAACGGTCGTCATGGCAACCAGTGACGAGAGTGCTAAGGCACAGTTCGAGGAGCTTAAAGCTGAAATCGCCAATGGCGTGGAGGACGAGCAACTCGTTGAGTGCATGGTAGAGGAGGAAGGTTGTTACGACCCAATCACCAGCTTGGATGATTGACCAGAAGAGACTTGAGCGTCAGAGGCAACTGCTTCGGGCGTGGGCTAGCAACGGATGTGCCGGTACGTTAGAGGCGTGTACTGGATTTGGAAAAACGTACACGGCCATCCTTGCTATCCAAGCTCTTAACGAACAACAGCCGGGCGCTACTACTCTTGTAGTCGTGCCTACCATACACCTCAAGAAGCAGTGGGAAGAGCAAGTCTCTGAGCTGCAAGGTGTTACGGTGTTGGTCGTGAACACAGCTGTCAAGTCTGAGCACGACGTGAACCTGCTCATCCTAGATGAGATTCACAACTACGCTACCAGTACGTTCGGGACTATCTTCGAACAGGTAACGTACAAGAAAGTGCTGGGCCTGACGGCTACTATTACACGTAAGGATGGTAACGACTATCTGCTCCGCCAACGCGCACCCATCTTCGGCAAGGTAACACTTGACGAGGCACTGCGTGAAGGCTACGTGTCCCCGTTCCGTGTCATCAACGTCCCCGTGATGTTGACTGAATACGACAGGGACCTGTACAAGGAGCTCAGTCAGAACTTCTCTTACTACTTCTCCAAGTTTGGCCACGACTTCGGGCAAGCAATGAACTGCTTGAAAGACCGGACGGCTTGTGAGAACTTTGCACGACGAACAACTGCAGATGCAGACGCGGTTCGCGTATGGGCTATCAACTTCAACCGCAACCTCGCGGCTCGTAAGAAGATGCTGTACAACAACCAGTCGAAGCTCGATGCTGCCGCGCGCATCATCAAAGAGCTTGACATGAAGACAATTACTTTCTCCGAATCCGTTGACTTTGCGACAGCATTGACACGTATGATGCCGGGTGTAGGTGTACCCTACTCCAGCAAGATGACCAAGACTAAACGTAAGAAAGCTCTCGAGCTGTTCAGTTCTGGTCAAGCGAAAGTAATTAACACGGCGCGTGCTCTCGACGAGGGCTTCGATGTGCCGGGTGTGGAGTTAGCTATTATCTCCAGTGGCAGTTCGTCACCAAGACAAGACGTACAACGTACCGGTCGCGCTATCCGCTTTGTGGAAGGCAAGGTCGGCTACGTCATTAACCTTTACATGCCAGACACCCAAGACGAGAAGTGGCTGCGGTCCAGACAGAAGAATTCCACCAACATTGAGTGGATGCAATCTATCGACCAAGTTATCTACTCGCTCGGCGGTGACGTTGACATGTCACATATCGACATAGAACTATGATTAAGTTTATGATTAAAGAGCTGCTCTGTGCAGACCAAGTGGTCTTCCTTGACGCTCTGTGGCGTGGTGAACGTGAGGAGATTGCAGATGCTTACAAGAACATGCTGTTTGACGGCACGCGCTTGAACATCCAATCCCTTAAGAACCAAGGGTTTATATGTCTCATCGACGAGAACAAGGACGGTACCCTTATGAACATCGACATCACGGACAAGACCCGTGAGTTGTTCGGTGAAGATACGAGTAGCGACAAGTTCGACGAGTTCGTTGACGCCTACCCGCGCTTCCTCTTCATTGACGGTAAGCGTGTGGCTGCACTGAATGCAGACATGGCTGAACTCGAAGAGACGTACACTAAGATGGTAATCAAGAAGGGTCAGCACGACCGTGTCTTGACTGCCCTCAACTGGGCCCGTGATAACCACGAGGTGCACATGGGTATCAAGCTCTGGCTTGGCTCCATGCAGTGGAAGTCTATCGAAGAGATTATGAACGACCCGTCTGGCAGTAGGCTCCCAAGCAACAACCTGCTATGAAACAGCTTGACATTGCAACTTCCAAACTTGCTGCGATTAACGCGCAGAAAGATATCGCGGAGGCCATGCGAGGCGACCGCCTTGTTATGCGCACCCGGTGGGAGAAGCTGAACTACATGTTGCTCGGCGGTTTCCAGTTTGGGCAATCCTATATGTTGTGTGGTGCATCAGGCCACGGTAAGTCATACATGTTGAACATGATGCTCCGTGACTTCGTGAATCCCACACTGCAAGATAACGTGGCAAAGACGCGCATCCTGCACTTCTCGTTCGAGATGTCAGCTGCTGCAGAAATGACACGACGTATCTCTACACTCACAGGCATCAGCTACCGTAAGCTAATGTCGGCAGACAATCCTCTCTCAATGGAAGAGATGGAGCATGTCAAGTCGGCAAGCGCACGGTTGGTTGATGAACCCCTGTACTTCGTAGAGACTCCCGGCAACCGGGAACAAATCATCCAGACTATTGACCGGATGAAGCAGAAGTACCCCGACGACAATCTTATTGTTACCCTTGACCACACCTTGCTGGTGCAGTCTATGCCGGGTGAGAATGAGATTCAAACGTTGGCGGAGCTGGGCAAGATGTTTATTGACATCCGTAAAGAGTACGGTACGATGAACATCCTACTGTCACAGCTTAACGACAAAATAGAATCCTCGTCTCGACGAGACCCTTCTGTCCCTTCGTTACACTTCCCAACCAAAACCGACATTCACGGTTCTAAGCAGCTATACCACGCTGCGGACGTATGTCTTGTTATGCACCAACCTGCCTTGCTGGGCTTGGAGGTGTACGGACCAGACCGCGTTCCTACTATGACTCCTGAGGAGCAAGGTGGTAAGAATCTGATAGCGCTCCATGTTCTCAAGAACCGACACGGCACGCAGGGTTACACGCGCATGATTGCGAACCTTGAGAACGGACGCATTGACCCTTGGACTGATGGGTCAATAATTAACGACAACGGTCCACTATTTAACGTACAGTAATGGAACTTCCTACTACTAGAGTACCTGCATCTCGCAAGTCTCCGCGTCTCTTGACGCTCTTTGGTCAGTCGAAGGTCGGTAAGACTACGACACTGGCTGAGCTCGACAACTGCCTCATCATCGACACGGAGCAGGGTACTGACATGGTTGACGCCATGAAGGTGAATGTCAACAACTTGCAAGAGTTCATGGCAGTTCTTAAGGCTATCAAGGCCGGCGAGACTACCTATGACTACATCGCTCTTGACACGCTTGACAATATTGTTTCGTGGATGGAGGACTTTGTATGCCAACAAGAAGGTGTCAAGACTATTGGCGACCTCGAGTTCGGTAAGGGCTACGCTATCGTGCGTAACAATGTGATGAAGGTTGTGGAGCAACTCAAGCCTCTCGCAGGTAAGGGTCTTATCCTTATCGGTCATCGCAAGAAGACTCTGATTGCTACCGAGTCCGACATCAAGGTGAACACTAGTTCCCTCGACATCGGCGGTAAGCTGAAGAACTTCATCATGGCTGACTCCGATGCCATTGGCTATGTATTCCGTGACAGCGAGGGTGTTCTCAAGGTCAGCTTCTTGGCTGATGACGAGACCGAAGCTGGCGCACGCTGCGAGCACCTGCGTGGTGCAGTAGTCGACTTCGAGTGGACGAACATCTATGTCGACTAATGGGACCGAATACTTCGTTCCTTCCCCCTTCGTCCAACCAACCAACCCCAAACCCCAGACAAACAATGTACAACATTGACCAGTCTATTGACAGCCCGAAGGCGAGTGGCCCAATCCCCGCCGGTATTAACCAGAACTGCTCGCTTATCGGCGTGTTCTTCGAACCCCTCCGTCAAGACGGTACAGGTGGTAACGTCCTGAAGTTTAACTTCGCTGACGCTGCTGGCCGTAAGTTCCGTCACACGGAGTTCGAAGTCGAAGCCGAGCGCGTACAGGCTTCTGCCAAACAGTGGGGTAAAGACCCCGACCAAGCTTTGCGTAATGCATTGACTGGTCTCGCTGGTCGCATCAAGCACATTCTTGCGTGCTTCTTGCCGGCAGATAAGGTTGTCATTACAGGTAACACGTGGGACGAGTTCGGCGGCAACGTCGTGTCTCTTCTCGGTGATGCTTACAAAGGTGTCGACGTTCGTGTGAAGCTCTTGTTGAACAACAAGGACTACACCACGTTCCCTAAGCAGGCCTTCCGTCCTTTCATCCAGCGTATGGATGTGCCGGACACGCTTGCTATCGACCCTAAGTGGGAGCGCGTTGAGCCCAAGGCTGCTGCTGGTACGTCCAGCACTGGCCTCGATGCTCTGCTCGATGACCCTACGCCTACGCCTGCTGCTAGCACCAACTCTTTGGAAGCTGCAGTGGCTGCCGCTAATACGGCTACCCCTACGAGCGAGCCCGCTCCGTGGGACGATGGTGCAGCAAGCCCGCTCGCACCTACTGGTAACACGGATGACCTCGTATTCTAATGACGGTTCTGGGTCATCATCATACGGTCGTAAAACGCTGGTTCTGGCGTCATAAACGACACGAACTGGCCGCCTACTTTATGGTTGGCCTGCTGCTCGGTGCACTCGGTACCGTTGCAGCTCTTACTGCATAATGTATCGGGGGGTGTCCTCGGGCATCCCCCAATACTATCCTCATGTATTCAATCAAACCTACCATCAACAGGGACTGGATTCTATCTAAGATTAGCCAAGAGCAAATCATGGAACGCTATACCGGCGTGCCTATCAAGATTAATCACAAGTTCCATTCACCATTCCGCGAGGACAACAGTCCTTCGTGTGTCTATTACTACAACAAACAGCAGAAGCTGCTCTTCCGTGACTTCGGTAAGGGTTCCAGCATGGACGCGTTTGATGTAGCACAAGCTGTCAACCGGTGCACGTTCGCCGAGTTGCTTAATGTTATTGTGGAAGACTTCGGTCTGCTGCGCAACACGTTTACCAAGAAGGACTACTCCCATCTTGACATCGAGAAACGGTTGGCAGAATCCCCTACTACTATTGCCATCGAGCCATTCACTACCAATGGCCAATGGGATATGAGCGCTGTCGCTACTAACTTCTGGGACAGGTATGGCATCACGCCACCTACCCTTAAGAAGTACCGCGTGTTCCAGTTGAACCAAGCATGGTGCAACGATAAGATTATCTACAGGTACGTACAGAATAGCCCCGGCTTCGCGTACTACCTCGGACCCGACGAGTACAAACTGTACTTCCCTCTTAAAGATAAGGTGCGCTTCATGTGCAACAGCAACATCGTGCAAGGTCTTGCGCAGTTGCCTAGCAGTGGCGAGCACCTCATCATCACCAAGTCTATGAAGGACGTCATGCTCTTCAGCGAGTACGGTATCCCCTCGATTGCCCCGCAGTCAGAGGTACACCCGCTCGACGATGACTTGGTTGCCCAGTTGAAGGCTCGCTTTGCGAACATCACACTGGTCTACGACTACGATTACACTGGCGTTAAGAACGTTAACAAGTGGCGCAAGCAATACGACCTAGGCTATGCCTTTGTCGAAGGCGCCAAGGACTTGTCTGACCTCTACGTCTCCTCACCCGTCCATGCAGAACGCTGGGCTAATAAGCTAATCAATGGCTAACGAAGAAAAGATTTGGGCCGTACAGGTCTACGATTCGCAGGAACACACCCTGCAAACCCAAGCATTTCGTACGACCGATTCGGTCAAGACATGCGTGGCTGACGTGAAGTCCCAGCTGGACGAGCAAGGTGGCTACCGCTACGAGCAAGCTCCGAACGGACATGCCTTTGCTTTCGATGCCTACTGCGAAGAGAGCGAGGAAGCAGGAAGCGAGCGTCGCATTTCTGTCGATGTGTTCGAGGTGTGGCTCAATGATTGAGCTGCAGATACCTGAATATATCACGCACGTACAGCTTAGCAAAGCACGTAAGGCCAAGTACTGGCGCAAGAAGGACGAGTCCAAGTTGCCCATCAAGTACAGAGACAAGAAGAAGTACCGGTTCAACAAGGAGGGATACCTCGTCGAGTTGACCAGTAAGCTTCGCGTCATCGCTAACCCTAAGTCTGCAGGCACCCCTCGGTACCTCAAGATTAACGGTCAGAGTATTTACTCTGGTAACATGCGGCCTATGGTACGCGCAAAGGTTGTCAATGCTATCAAGGACTTCTTCCGTACATACACGGACACCGTCCCTAATCAGCTGGTTCCTATACGGTTAGAGTGTGACATCTATGCACCACTCGCAGCCAAGAACTGGGACCTCGACAACCAGTGGCTTTATCACAAGTGTTTCATCGACGCACTAGTTGCCAGCGAAGTTATCTTCGACGACAACGTGATGTTCGTAACACAATCACCGGGCTTCCGCTACTTCCCAGTAGACACACCCGAAGAACGTAAACTAGTCTATCGCATTATCCAAGAGGATAGACCCGAAATATTGGAGCACGAGACCTACAAGTCTTTCCACTCCTCCCCCGATTCAGACGAGAGTCTGACATTCTAACGTGCGTATCTCGTATTAGTGAGCCAGCACACCACACAGTAAGAACATGAAGTTTAAGAATACCTCTGCCGAGTACCAGTCAACTGTTAACTCAGGCAAGAAGATGGGCTTTGCCCCCGAAGCAGAGAGCTTCCTGATGGACATGATGTCCGACGGCCTGTACTCCGACAAGTACGGAAGCATCGTTCGCGAGCTGACCTCCAATGCTATTGACGCAAACGTGGAGTCTGGTAAGACGAACGTGCCTGTCACTATTGACATCATCGCACCGAACAGCTTCTCTAACCAAGGCGAGATTGCCTTTGGAGATAGCGGTATCGGTATTAGTCCTGACCGTATCGACGACATCTTCACCTTGTACTTCGCCTCTACCAAGCGCGATGACAACGAGATGATTGGTGGCTTCGGTATCGGCGCAAAGTCCCCATTCGCTTACACTGACGTGTTCCGTGTGGAGACGTACACCGACAACGTCAAGCGTACCTACCTGATGGAGAAGCGTGGTAACGACCG